AGTTGAATGAGCAACTATTGGGTGAATAATGTGCATCGCAAAATAGACCCAGAAGATATTCCGTTGATACACGCATTGTATGCGGAAGGTCTGACTCAAAAGCAGATCGCAGAAAAGTTTGAAATAACCAATGCTCACGTTAGCAAGATACTCAAAGGCAAAACGTGGAAGCACCTGCTGATCCAATCAGAGATTATCCAGAAGCAAGAAGACCCACTGAACAACAATTGTCATTGTGGCGAGAAGGCTGTGATCTTTGAGCAAGGCATTTATGAGTGCGGATCATGTTGGGCGCAAGCAAGGGCAAAAGCAAAATGAAAGAGCCAGAGACAATGGTTATCACGCATGAAGGTGGCATGGATAACGTGATGCAGTATGTGAAGCACCTGGTCAAACAACATGGTTGGGTGAAGATCGATGTCATTACTAAAGGCAATGAGGACAAGCCTAGAACGAATCCTCAGAATCGCGCTTTACACTTGTATTGCGAACGTCTTGCTAAGGCACTGACAGAAGCAGGTCATGAGGACATGAAGACCATCATCAAAGCACCGATATCTCCAACCAAGGAGTACGTTAAGAAAGAGATGGTTCATCCTGTCATGAAAGCCATGTTTCCAGATAAGAAATCAACAGCCGATCTATCAACTGTTGAGATGATGAATCTCTATGAGCAGATGAATCAATTCACATCAGATCGATTAGGCGTAAGCGTTCCTTGGCCTCACTATCATGAAAGCAGTTAGTAGACGTTGCAGTAATTGTCGAAAGAAAGTCGCTGCCAGTGAATCTCTGATCTCACGGTTTAAGGCTTTCTGCGGCTACGAGTGCCTGAAAGATTACACAGAGAAGAACGCAGACAAGCTAGCCGACAAGACCAGGCGCGAGAAACGCCAAGAGGATCGCGTAAAGAAAGAGAAGCTAAAGACCAAAGGCCAATACACGAAAGAAGCGCAAGCAGCAGTGAATGCCTATGTCCGTTGGCGTGATCGCAATAGAGACTGTATCTCATGCGGACGTAACTTAAAAAGCGCATCACTTGGTGGTGGCTATGACGCAGGGCATTACAGATCGCGTGGAAGCGCACCGCATCTCAGATTCCGACTAGATAATATCCACGGACAGTGCAAACACTGCAATCGTTACCTGTCAGGAAACGTAGACAAGATGCGTATCGGAATCGTCTGGCGTTATGGGCAAGAGTTCCTAGATCGTATTGAGATGGACAACACACCAAAGAATTACAGCATTGATGATCTCAAACGCATTAAACGCATCTTCACAAATAAACTTAGACTAAGGTCTAATACAGAATAATTACCTGTGCGATTAGTATCGTTCTTGTAGTCAATCAGGAGATACAACATGAAAACGCAATACGAACTTGGAATTGAATTGATGGCAGGTGCTTTGACTAAAATGCGTGAAGCAAACATGAAAGCTGTGGACAAAGAAAAGTATTTAGCTTTACGCGCTTCATATCTTGGTATGCAGTCAATGCTACAATTGATGTCAGGCAAATCATCTGTTCAGATCACAGATGATGTTTCTAGCCACATTCATGAGACCGCATAAGCGGTCTTTGGTGTTTTTATGGCAGACATGGTTTCTACATTCATTACCTCAATTGACGATTTCGTAACGTCAGAGTCGCATACTTGCATTTGGCTGTATCACAAGGCCACCTACGATGAGCCTGAAGAACTGACTCTGATATCGGTTGATGGCATGGATGAGAACTGTTGTCCTAAAGACTTGTGGAAGGCTGCATCGAGCGAATATCCTGACAACATGAAGCCACTAACGGAGTACGACTTGTGAGCTACGACTTTGAAGCAGAAATGGAATGCCTAGAGTGCGGATATAAGTATTGGGCTGATCTGGACGAACGTCCAAAGTGTCCTAAATGCTCTGGTGTTAAGATCATCGAAGTTCAAGTTGACGAACCCGATCCAGAGGCGTAAATTAAAAAATGTGCCGGACGGATGTTGCAAGCATCCTAGCTAACCGGACTGAAAAACTTGGGAAAAGACCCGCGTGTCGCATTCCGGCACAGGGTTCATTGTAGCGAATCCGCTACATTTCTCAAGACTTTAGTCCCCGTCCGTTGAAACTGTCTCAGTGTGCAGTAGCGCGTAAAAGCACGATTGCAACCCAACCTTTGAGGACGGGACAAACAGCGTTAGAGGTGATCCGCCTACGGGCAGGGACGGTTGAGCTACCGGATGGAGATACCCACCATCGAAAGCACTGCTGATTACTGAGGTTGCATGGACGATAGCGTATCGGATGGACAGGGATCACCCTACGTCCTCTAAATGACAACTATGGCCGGAAGAAAATGATTGAACTAACACCAACAGAAGTTGCACTTGCTGCTCAGATCGGAAGTCGGAGATTCATTGAGTCTACTTTCAGCGGAAGAACGCAATACATTGGTGACTCAGATGGTTGGAATAACAACATTGAAGGCTGTCTAGCAGAAGTTGCTTTAGCCAAACACCTGAACGCCTGGTTTGATCCGAATCTGATGAAGTTTGGCGAGGTTGACGTTCTGGATTGGCACGTTCGATCTACGCACTACGAAAACGGACATCTCTACATCGCACAGCACGAAACGGAAGGTAAGTACATTCTAATGATCGGCAAGTTCAACAAATGGCGTGTAGCAGGTTGGATTGATGCAGCAGATGCAAGACAGCCAGAATACTTGCGGACGATGCGTGATGATCGTAAGGTTAAGTGTTATTGGATACCAAAAAATAAACTACACAATCTGGAGTAAATAATGGAACTTAGGCCACATCAAGAAAAGGCCGTTCAGATGTTAAGGGAATCACTAGCTAGAGGTAACAAAAAACCTCTACTTGCTGCGCCTTGCTCTTTCGGCAAGACAATCACAGCCGCTTACATCCTGAATGAAGCCTACAAGAAAGGCAGACGAGGCATCTTCATCTGTGATCGAGTGAAGCTAGTACAGCAAACACTTGAGTCATTTACAGACCATCAGATGCCATTCGGAGTCATGCAAGGATCACACGAACTGAATGATCCACGCGCACCTATTCAGATCGCTAGTGTCCAGACGCTAGCCAGACGCAAATACACCAACTTTGATATTGCGATTGTAGACGAGTGTCATACACACTATGAGACAGTTACCAAGTTGATGCAGGAGCTAGATAACAATGTCTGGATCGGATTATCAGCCACACCTTATTCAAGAGGTTTGGGAACACACTATGACGATCTCATTCTACCGATCACTCCACGCGAACTTCTGGACAAGGGATACCTCTGCCCAATCCACTATTACGGTGGTAAACGTCCTGACCTATCTAGTGTGGGAAGAAAGGCAAGGTCTATGAAAACGACAAGGCTCTGGTAGGCGACATCATCTACAACTGGATGCAGCATGGCGAGAATAGCCAGACAATCGCATTCAGCCCATCGATCAAGCATTCCAAGTACCTGGTTGAGAAGTTCAATCTGGCAGGGATACCTGCTGTCCACATTGACGGTTACATGGATGATGAAGAACGCCAGATCATCTATGAGGCGCATGACAGAGGCGAGTACAAGATTCTTAGTTGCTCACGCTTGCTCAACACGGGCTATGACGCACCATCTGTCAGGTGTTTGATTGACTGCTATCCGACTGACTCCAAGATCGTTCTGTGCCAAAGATACGGCAGAGTTCAAAGGACTTATGAAGGCAAGGACTACGCAATCATCCTCGATCATGCTTCTAATGTTCAGACACACGGATTTGTAGAGGACATTGTTCCTGATTCACTGGATGACGGATTGCAGCGATTCAACGAGCGCAACCAGATCAAGAAAGAGAAGAAAGAACCTAAGATCAAGGAATGTCCGCAATGCACACGGCAGTTTGTCGGCATCAAATGCGACTGTGGTTACGAGATACCAATGCAGGAACGCATTAAGACTGACGATCAAATACTTAAAAAATTGGAAAATAATCTTTATTCGCCAGAGCGAAAAGCAGAGTGGTTGGGTGAGTTATACTTGTATGCACATCAGAAAGGTAAATCTGAAGGTTGGGCAAACCATAAGTTCAAAGCCAAATTTGGCGAGTGGCCTAACCAGACGAAACCAGTGTTGGCTCTAGCGATATCAGAAGATGTCCGCAAATTTATCCAACACCAAAATATTAAATACGCAAAGGGAAAGTACAAACATGAGTCTCGAAACTATCTTGGCGAAGCTGTCTAAGGTTCGCAAATCCCATCGTGGATACAAGGCTTGCTGCCCAGTACATGACGACAAAAACCCATCCATGACTATCACAGAAACAGATGACGGAAAGGTTCTAGCACACTGCTTCTCATGCGGTGCTAGAGGTTCTGACGTTGTGGAGGCGTTAGGTCTACCTGCAAGCGAACTGTTTTCTGGTGAGTTTACAGGTACTTACGATGCAAAGTTAAAATTACGCAAAACAGAGTTAGAGGACAATATCGTTATAACTTTGTACGAACAGGAGAAGCGTGAAGGCAAATACCTGACTCATTCTGACTACAAGCGTTATCGGTTAGCCAAGGCGCGGATTGAACAGTTAGCTAGTTAGACTAATGTCTAATACCTTTTGTGCAATGAACAATAGATACTGAACCTATTGAAACAGAGCGCACAGCGCAAAAGGGGTAACAAAATGAGTTTTAAAGCAGGTTCAAAAGTTGTCTTGAAAGCAAACGCGACTGATATGGAGTTGGGTTACGACTTTGATAAAGCTGAAGCAGGTAAGATTTACGAAGTAATCATCAAGAAAGGTGAGATAGCTTTGCTAAAAACTGGTGAAGGCATCTTTGATTGCATCTCGATTGAAGCTAAAGCATTAACATGGGCGGCATAAGTCGCCTTTGTCTTAGGAGCGAATCATGGAAAACAAACTTATCTTTGAAAAAGTCGTTAAAGGTGGCGTGATTTATAGCCATCATTGGTCAACTGGCTATCAGCTGCTTATGTTTCCAGATCATACTTGTGCTAGAAATTATGCTAGAAAGAATGATTGGGATTACAGAGGAGAAAAATAATGGACGCATTATTCTTAGCCGCGTTTTTTGCATCAGTCTTTATCTTCACGCTGATCTTGTCGGCAATAGTCGATTGGGCATTGTTCCAGTTGCTTGGTGTTAGGCTGTATCCTCGCAGGTTCTTTAAGTCAGACAAAGAGGTGTGGAAGCAATGGTAGACCTTCATGAAGCTGCCCAAATAGCACAGTCGCAAAAGTGTCCGCATTGTGGTGACAAATGCACAGAGTTCTTCTGGTGCAAGCACTGTGGCGATATCACGCTGTTAGACGAATACATGGACGATCAACTGGACAAGGTAGGCTATGAATATAAACCAAATCCATAGATTCGATTGTCCAATGAAAGCACTCGATGAAGCCAAACGTAGCTTAAAAGCTAAAGGCTTTGGTGAACGCCATATCCTGCAAACAGAGAAAGGTTTGTATCGCGTCATCAACCCACGCACACAGATCAACAAATACTGCATGGTTGTCGCCAGACTCTATCATCCACCGAAGTCGTGATATAATTAGTTCCACTGGACAGGCAGGTAACCTGGTGGAGCTAAACACGATGTCAGATTCGGTCAATCATCCAAGTCATTACACGCAAGGCAGCATTGAATGCATTGATGCCATGAAAGCGTGTTCCTCACGCGAAGAATTCCTTGGTTACCTACGTCTCACGCACATGAAGTATAACTGGCGTGTGAACCATAAGCATGGCAATCCAGTAGAGGATGCTCAGAAGGCTCAATGGTTTTGGAATCGTTATGTAGAGGAACTAAAGAATGGCTGAATTGAAAATAACCTATTGCGATCCTGCCGACATCATTCCGTATGCGATGAACAGCCGCACACATAGCGATGAACAAGTAAACCAAGTCGCTGCAAGCATCAAAGAGTTTGGCTTCACTAATCCAATTCTAGTCGATGAATTTAATATCATCATTGCAGGTCATGGACGCTTACTTGCCGCAAAGAAACTTGGCCTCAATCAAGTCCCTACGATTACGTTAGAAGGTCTGACAGAAGCACAACGCAAAGCCTACGTTATAGCCGACAACAAACTGGCACTGAACGCAGGTTGGGACGATCAAGCACTACAAGCAGAGTTGGAACGCCTCAAGGAGCTAGACTTTGACCTAGAGCTAACAGGCTTTGATCCTGACGAGCTAGCTAAGTTGCTTGAACCAGAACAGGTAGACGGTCTGACAGACGAAGATGCTGTCCCTGAAGTACCTGATGAGCCTGTAACCAAAGAAGGCGATATTTGGATTTGCGGGAACCATCGCGTGATGTGCGGTGATAGCACAAGCATCGATTCAATTTCTTCTTTATTAGAAGGAAATTTAGCAGATATATGGATAACTGATCCTCCATATAATGTGGCTTATGAAGGAAAAACTAAAGACGCATTGACCATTCAAAATGATTCGATGAGCAATGATTCATTCCGTCAGTTTTTGAGTGATGCATATTCTGCGGCTGATGCAAATATGAAAGCAGGAGCAGTATTTTATATATGGCATGCTGATAGCGAAGGATATAATTTCAGAGGCGCAGCTTTTGATATAGGTTGGACTGTAAGACAGTGCTTAATATGGAAAAAGCAAACAATGGTAATGGGAAGGCAAGATTATCACTGGAAGCATGAGCCTTGTTTATATGGTTGGAAAGAAGGCGCAGGACATTTATGGGCTGCAGATCGAAAGCAAACGACAGTCTTAGAATTTGATCGCCCTAGTAGAAATAAAGAGCACCCAACAATGAAGCCAGTGGAGCTTTTTGAATATCAAGTGCTTAACAATACAAAGGGACAAGATATTGTATTAGATAGCTTTGGCGGTAGCGGAACAACAATTATCGTTTGCGAGAAAAATAATCGCCTTGGCCGAGTTATGGAGCTTGATCCTAAATATTGCGATGTAATAGTAAAGCGTTGGCAAGAATTTACAGGCAAAGAAGCAGTCCTAGAATCAACAGGCGAGACATTCAACGAGGTGTCTAATGGCTAAGAACGGCAGACAAGGTGAAGGTGGAGGAAGGCCACCAGTTGTATTTGATGAAGCCAAGATCGCACAGGTAGAAGCACTTGCGGCTGTACTAAGCAAGAAGCAGATGGCAGATTATTTCTGTATATGCGAGAACACCTTACGCGAGATTGAGCAGAGACAACCTGAAGTTTCTGAGGCGTATCAAAAAGGTAGAGGCAAAGCTATCGCAGGTGTTGGCTCAAATCTGATTACTCAGGCGCGTAACGGCAACGTCACAGCAGCTATCTTTTACCTGAAGACACAAGCAGGTTGGAAAGAAGATCACACCGAAGAACGCGAACTACCACCGATCATTATCAACACTCATGCACCTGACTAAACCTCAGAGCAAGATATACTCTGACGAAAATCGGTTCCGTGTAGTTGTAGCAGGTAGGCGATTCGGCAAAACCTTCCTGTCTGTCACTGAGTTAGTCACGCAAGCACTTAAAGGCAAACGCAAAGTGTGTTGGTATGTCGCTCCTACTTACAAAGCGGCCAAAGAAATTGCATGGGATATGCTGTTGGCTTTCTTGCCAAAGGAGTATATCCAGAAGACTAACGAATCGAGCCTGACCGTTACACTGTGGAATGCATCAATCATTTCACTGAAAGGTGCAGAGAAACCAGATAACTTGCGTGGACGTAGCTTGGACTTCTGCGTCCTCGATGAATTTGCAGACATGAGGCCAGAGGCTTGGTATGAGGTTCTTAGACCTTCTCTATCAGATCGACAAGGATCAGCCCTATTCATTGGTACGCCTAAAGGACGCAATCACTTTTATGATTTGTGGACACGAGGTGCAGACGGAAATACTGATTGGCAAGCCTTTCAGTACACCACCATTGATGGCGGACAAGTCACAGCAGAAGAAATCGAATCAGCCAAGCGTGACCTAGACGAGCGTACATTCAACCAGGAGTACAACGCTCAATTCGTCAACTATCAAGGAATCATCTACTACAACTTTGACAGAACGGAATCTGTCAGGAAGATCACGGACGATGGCTCGATGCTACACATCGGAATGGACTTTAACCTTGATCCAATGTCGGCTGTTGTGGCAATTCGTGAAGGCTCCACTCTAAAGATCATGGATGAAATTGTTATTTATGGCAGCAACACGGATGAGATAGTCGATGAGATCAAGACGAGGTATCCGTCACGGCAGATTTGCGTTTATCCCGATCCTGCCGCAAGACAACGGAAAACATCAGCAGGTGGACGAACAGACCTATCAATCCTCCAGAACGCAGGATTCGCAGTTAAGGTCAGAGACA